GAACTCGTGAGAACCCATAAGTTTCTACGGCACTGGCACGAATCAATTGATGCCGTAATATCAGAAGTGCTCATAAGTATATCGGGAGGCTACACAAAGTCATACAGATCGGTTGACACAATGCTACCCCTGAATTGAGACGGAGACATGGCCAAAAACAATACTGAGTTTGAAAAACTAAAACCAGCCAATCGAAAAATAACCCTAACGCAGCAGCAGTTTATAGAATTGGCAGCCTGCCAAAAAGACCCATTGTATTTCATGGAAAATTTCATGAACATACAGCATCCTACCAAAGGAAAGATGAGGTTTGAGGCCTACGAATTCCAAAAGGAGTTGGTATACAACTATTGGAAAAATCGCAACACAATCGCTATGATTCCGCGCCAAAGCGGTAAGACAACAACAGCAGCAGGTTATTTGCTCTGGTATGCCATGTACAATGACGATGTTACGGTACTGATAGCGGCCAACAAGTTCAAAGCAGCAAATGAAATCATGATGCGTATAAAATATGCATACGAGGAGATGCCTGATCACATACGGGCAGGAGTTACTGAATACAACGTGACCAGCATCCGGTTTGATAACGGATCCAGGATCGTGGCGAACACCACCACTCCAGACAGCGGTCGTGGCATGTCAATCAGCTTGCTATATCTGGATGAGTTTGCATTCGTGCGTCCTACCGTGGCGGTTGAGTTCTGGACAGCAATGGCCCCGACACTGGCAACAGGCGGCAAATGCATAATAACATCAACACCCGCCAGCGATGAGGACATGTTTGCTGAATTGTGGTTTGGTGCAATAAACACAGTGGATAGCAATGGTAATGAAATACCCAACGGTGTTGGAGTAAACGGATTCAAAGGGTTCACAGCACACTACAGCGATGTACCTGGCAGGGATGAAAAATGGGCTGAAATAGAACGTGCAAAAATAGGCGCTGAGCGATTCCAACGTGAATATGAATGCCAGTTTGCGGGCGAGGAAAGCACGCTGATCAGCAGCTTGACCTTGCAAAGGCTGCGCGGCATTGATCCTTTGTTCAAAACGGCGGAAGTGCGCTGGTATCAAAAAATAGCACTAGACAAGACATATTTGGTTAGCCTTGATCCTAGCGCGGGTGTTGGTAAGGATCCAGCCTGCATACAGGTGTATAGCTTGCCGGACATGTGCCAGGTTGCGGAGTGGAACAGCAATAGGACCAGCATACCAAATCAGGTCCGCACCATGCAGATGATCATCAATACCCTCTACAATGAGTGTAAAAAACAAGGTTATAAAGGCGAACCTGATATATACTTTACATTTGAAAACAACACATGGGGCGAAGCAGCCATGCAATCAATAGCCGACATTGGAGAAGAAAACTTCATGGCGCAGTTGTTGAATGAACCTCGTAGGACTGGATTGGTAAGATACAGAAAAGGGTTGAATACCAATGGCAGAAGCAAAGCAAACGCTTGCAGCAAACTCAAGAGCCTAATAGAAAGCAACAAACTCACGGTCAGCAGCAAATTGCTCATAAAACAGCTGAAGTTTTTTACAAGCCATGGTGACAGCTTTGCGGCCAAGCAGGGCGAACACGATGACTGCGTCATGAGCACGATACTTTGTGTTCGAATGATGCAGATGGTTACAAACTGGGACGATCGTGTAGGCGAACTACTCAAGGATGTGTTTGACAACAGTGATGGCGAGCAAAGGGATCCGTTGCCTTTCTCCGTGATGATCAACTAAATACCGTATCCATTTGCGGAGAATACCATGAGTTACAACTGGTCAATTGTGACAGATAAACTGTACGGAATCTTAAAGGGTTCCTGCAAGAGCCTGTCCATGTATGACGCTAAAGGTAATGAAACAATCGATCCTGATAAGGCCACTCGGTTCTTTGCCACATTTTCAAGCCATGATCCAGAACTAGACGATTTCTCAATACTGGTCGCTATACACGATCAAGGGCAAACAAGCTTTATCAACATTAAGACGCCTAAATTGGCCAATGATATGGATTTCAAACATGTTCATCAGATAAGAAATCACATACGCAAGGCCATCGGCCAAAAAGAAGGCATCAAGGTAAGCTGGCAGGTATTCGACAAAGAAATAGACCCACGGGAGGAAGCAGTGAACAACATCAAGGAAAGCAAGGATGTGAGCAAGTGGTTTGGTACCACTAAAAGCTCCTTCCAGCGCATTGGCGAAGCCAAGCTAATCATCAGACATAGCGATTCAATAAACGAAGAAAAGCTCGGTGCTCGCACCCGCCATATTCGGGCCTTATTTGTTGAAAATAAACTGGGGGAAAGATTTTCCTATCCACACCTGCACATGGCTGGTGCTCGCGCGTTTGCAAGGCATATCAGCAATGGTGGTACAAATCATGATGCAATAGCCGAAAGCATACTGGCGTTGAGCTCAGATTACATGAGCTTACGCAGGGCAGCACACACCATGCGGCAGAATCAGATCATATCAGAATGGATAGTGGCTGTTAGAGAAAGCATGGACGGTATCAATCAAAGGCTCAAGAAACTGCACGGGCCGAAGGGCTACCAAAATGCAGAATCAATTTTGTCCAGCCAGCCAATGGTACTGGACGAACATGCAACAAACAGCACATGGCAAAAATTAGCTGAAGGCTGTGCCTGTGGCCAAGAAGACCCTGGATACAATGACCTAGGTGTGGCGGCCAAATATCTTGGCAGCATTGATAACCAATCGGGTCCTATAACTTTTAGCTGGACCCGGAAACCAAACATGGATGCCGTGCCTGCAGATCGCAAAATGCTGGAACAACTGCACTGGCAAATAAGTGAACTTGCGGATGCGTGTGCGGATGAACGTGCATCAGCCCGGCTAGCAGAAGTTGCCAGCATGATTGCGGCAAACATCAAACCTACGCAGGAAGATATTGAATTGGTTCGTGAGGCCATTGCCAGCAGCATGACCTATACGGAAGATCAGACCATGATTCCTGAGGAGGCAGAACTGGACAACTTCCTCAATGAGTTTGCGCCAGAAGCTATATTTTCCGAATCTGATCAAGTATCACAGTTTATAGTCGGCGACAAGGTAAAACATAAAACTCAACAACTGGGAGTAGGTACGATTGTCGCCGATCCTGAGGGAGATGAGTATCCTGTAAAGTTTGGTAATGATCCAGAAGTTTATTATACTCCGGCCGAAGATTTAGATCTGGTTGAGACTGTTGCAAAAGCTGATACAAACCATTACAGTGCCGAAAGCTTGGCCGATGCAAATTATGGTGATACGGCAGACATTACTGAAAATTATGACAGGTTAAAGACCCTTAAAAAAATGATAGCCGACATTGAGCGCAAAGAAAAACAGCTCCCGCCTGGCATATCAGCAGAAAGAAAGAAACTAGCCGTTGCCAAAGAAAAATTAGCAAAGGAACACCACAGATTATTCGTTTCACAATTTGGCCACAGATCGCACGATGATGGCGATAGCTTGGCGGAAGAGGATCGTGGTGAACCTACAAAAGATGACATAATATGGTGCTCAAACTGTGGCGAAAGATTTCATGGAAATGGACGTAAACATGGATTCAGCCATTGCGAGAATCACAAAGGGTTTAAGATGATATATGAAACCCTTGTGACAGCTGATGAAAATGTCGACGAAGGCGATGCGTACGGTGTTGCACAAAAGGACCGGGAACGCAAAGAAGAAATTGCGTACAACAAGGAGCAGCGTGCAAAACGCTGGAACTTTGGCGAACCTGTAAAAGACGACACGGCTGCTGACAGCGATTTAGAAGAGGATGCAGCCGATGAAAATATAAACGAAGGTTGGTCAGTAGCCAAACCTATTGACACAGATAGATATCAATCTCGAGCTGGACTGGAAGGACCATTCATGACCAAGGTTGGTAAAGTGGTATATTACGATCCAAAAGAAGGCAAGTATTACGATCCTGACAGTGACTTCTATATCGATTATGATGATTACGCTGCAATGAATGAAGAAAGTTCTGTTGGCACTGATGACCAAGGTGAATCTGCCATGCTAGAACGCATCAAAAATCTAGCAGGGCTGTAAAAAATCCGGTCGAAAGACCGGATTTTTTTTATCATCTTTAAATTTGTGTTGTCCATTTGGTATAAATACTATTGTCAACAGTGAGACAGAACGATGGCTCACTGTTGTCTTATACCATTAATTAGGCACATAAAGGAGGCACACACAATGGCATTAACTTTAAAAGAAATACAAGCCAAGCTACTAGCCCAGCAGGCTAACAAAGACCGCGCTAAAAATGGCAGCGGGTTCGGCGGTGATAACGCCATATATCCATTCTGGAACAATCCCGAGGGTTCAAGCGCAACAATGCGATTCCTACCTGACGGCGACGAAACAAATGATTTTTTCTGGCTAGAACGCCTCATCATCAAGCTACCATTCCCAGGAGTCAAAGGCGACCCCATGGGCAAGCCAGTTGAGGTGCAGGTACCTTGCACGGATATGTGGAAGGCCAATTCCTGTCCTATTACAGCAGAAATCCGTCCTTGGTGGAAGGACAAGAGTCTCGAAGACATGGCTCGAAAGTATTACAAGAAAAAGAGCTATCTATTCCAAGGATTTGTCACTTCAAATCCAAATAAGGATGATCAAGAACCCGCCAATCCAATCCGTAGATTTATCATCAATCCGTCTGTGTTTGATGTCATTAAGTCAATCCTAATGGATCAGGATCTTGAAAATAGTCCAACTGATTACGATGCTGGCCGCGATTTTTATCTCCTAAAGACCGCCAAAGGAGGATATGCAAACTATGCCAGCAGCAAGTGGGCCATGAAAGAACGTCCGCTAACTGACGACGAGCGTAATGCGATTGCACAGCACGGTCTGTGGAATCTTTCTAGTTTCCTTCCTAAGAAGCCAGACGATGCGCATCTAAATGCAATCATGGAGCTTTTTACAGCAAGCGTGAACGAAGAGCTTTATGACGTCGATCGCTGGGGTCAGTTTTACCGTCCTAACGGTATGCGTCTTGATAGCAATGGATCTGAGAACGATTCAAGCGATGCTACAACCAATGTTACCACGGTTGCAGCACCAAAGGTCACCGCAAGCTCAATCCTTAATCGGTTGCCATCAAAGCCTGCGGCTAGCGAAGAAACTTCGCCACCGTGGGATGAGCCGGCTACCCCGGCAGCTACAACCGTAACAGCAGACAAGCCAAAGATGCAGTCACCTGATGACATTATTGCTGCAATACGTCGTCGTCAGCAGCAAAAGTAATTAGACAAAAAACAGGGGGAGGACCAAAATCCTCCCCAGTCTTTTTAGGCAGATACCATCTGCCAACAGCATTGTATTGACAGGAGTATAAGAACATGCGGCCATTTGACCTCAGTAAGTTTAGAAAGGATTTAACGAAAAGCATTCCCGGTATTTCGTTAGGTTTCCATGATCCAAAACATTGGATTGATTCGGGAAATTATGCATTAAATTATGGCATCTCGGGTAATTTCCGCAGAGGAATTCCTCTAGGTAAGGTTACCATGTTTGCAGGACAAAGTGGTAGTGGCAAGAGCTACATTTGTTCTGGTAACCTGGTACGAAATGCACAAAAGCAGGGTATATTTGTCGTATTGATCGACACTGAAAACGCACTAGACGAGAATTGGCTAAAACCCCTAGGAGTGGACACAAGCGACGACAAGCTGCTCAAGGTCAACATGGCAATGATTGACGACGTTGCACGTCTAATGAGCGATTTCATGAAGGACTATAAGACAAGATTTGACAATGTCGACGAAAAAGATCGCCCAAAGGTATTGTTTGTGCTTGATAGCTTGGGAATGTTGCTTACACCAACGGACGTTAATCAGTTCCAATCTGGCGACCTAAAAGGAGATATGGGCCGCAAGCCAAAGGCACTTGCAGCTTTGGTTCGAAATTGCGTGAACATGTTTGGTGAGTATGATGTGGGCATGGTGGTGACAAACCATAGCTACGCAAGCCAAGACATGTTTGATCCCGACGATAAGATCTCTGGAGGTTGTTTAACAGCCGGCCACAAAATCTGGATGGCAGATGGTTCATATAAAAATATTGAAGATATTCAGAAAGGCGATGTTGTTGTTACATTAGATGGTGATATTGATGTTTCGGAAACTTTTACATTTGATGACAAAGAAGTAATCGAAATTGAATTGGAAACTGGTGAAATAATTCAGGCCACTAACGAACATAAGTTTTTAACGCAACAGTTTGATAATCAATTGGTATGGAAAACTGTAGCAGAATTGTCTGAAAATGATGAAATATTACAAGTTGTTTAACTAATAATCCTTACCCTCCAGTAATTTGCTAAATACCCTACACAAATTACTGGAGGGCAAGCCACATGAAACCATGTGTTGAATGCGGAAAAATGATAAGAAAAAAAGATAGTATAATGACTATACAATATGTATGTTCATCATTGTGCAAAACCAACAGAAAGTTAAAACAGCCTAAAAAAATTAGTCAAACTTCGGCTGAATATTGGCTCAAAAAAGGATTGTCATTGCAAGAATCACAAGAAAAAATATCTCAACTTCAGAAATCACGGAGTCCGCGTAGCGTTGATTATTGGATAAAGAAGGGATACACTATGGAAAATGCTATAAAGCAAGTTTCCATAATGCAACGTGCTAATAGCCAACTGAGATTAGAAAAATATGATACGGCTGAAAGAAAACGTAGGTCTCCATTTTGCAAAGAATATTGGATGGAACAAGGAATAAGTGAGGAAGAGGCTAAATCATACATTATGCAACGTTCTGATAATATGTCTTTGCAATATTTTATATCAAAATTTGGAGAAACTGAGGGAACTTTGAAATATAATGCTCTATGTGAATCGAGAAAAATAAATTATACACTAGATGGGTATATTAACAATCACGGGGACGAAGCAGGACGAAAGTTATGGTCTAAAAAATTTAAAAATAGACATAATTCTAAAAAGGCAAATAATTTTTTTCTAGAATTAAGCAATATATTTACTGGCTGCAAAATTTATAGTGCCTGCAATGAAAACGGTGAATATGGAATTTTAGATTCAAATTTCAATTGTTATTATTTTTTCGATTTTGTTGTCCCGGAATATAATCTTTGTGTTGAATTTTATGGAGATTATTGGCATTGTAATCCAAAGAAATATAATTCTGAATACTTACATAAACAAACAAATTTAACTGCACAAGAAATATGGGACAGAGATAAAAACAAACAACAGTGTATGTTGAATACCAGAGGGTATCATACTATAGTAGTTTGGGAATCAGATAACATGCTAGAATCAATTAAAATGATAAAGGAGTATATCAAAAATGTCGCTACAAAAAATCAAAATTAAAAGTAAAAAAAATATAGGTATCAAAAAAGTATATGATATATCAGTGCCTGTTGCACATCATTATCTATTAGATAGCGGCGTAGTCAGTCATAACTCAGGTTTCATTTATGCATCATCAATCGTGGTTGCAATGCAAAAGCGCAAGCTCAAGGAAGACGAAGACGGAAAGAAAGTAACCGACGTTCGTGGTATTCGCGCTGCTTGCAAGATCATGAAGACCAGGTACAACAAGCCCTTTGAAAATGTCGAGATCAAGATACCCTGGGATTCCGGAATGGACCCTTACAGCGGGCTGATTGACTTGTTTGAAAAGAAGGGTGCGCTTGTAAAGGACAGCACAAAGCTAAAATATGTTGACAGATCCGGCAAAGAACATAAGTATTTCAAGAATTCCATTCCTGATAGTCTTCTTGATTTGATTATGGAGGAATGGGACGAAACAAAACTATCGCCCGTACAGGAAGAAGCACCTGACGACACGGACGAACCAACAGGAGAGTAAAATGGAAATTTCTGATCGTACCCTTTTAGAAATCTGGGAACTATTCACGGATTACATTCCCCCGGGAAAAAAGAATGATGCAGCGGTAAAGTATCTACGTATTTTTACAGACCAAGATATTGAGCTGGAAGAGCTTGAGGATCTTCGTGAGGAGGACGAGCACATCGACTATGCATTGGACGAGCTTGCAAGCAGTTTGGACGATGGGTACGAAGACGAAGCCGAATACGAAGAAGAATAAAAGAACGTGCATAAGAAGATTTCTGCCCGTTTGAATAAATCGTGTCAAACGGGCAGAAATACCAAAAACGAGGAAAAATGTGGTACAATCGGATAGTGGAGAATCTTGCTGAAATACCATCTGCAATAGATTACTACAACAACGAGCTTGAGCTTTCACAAAGTGAGACTAAAATTATCGGTAATCTGGAAAAAAATTCACAAGAACTATCAGGAATAACATCACATAGATTTGGCCAATTGCAGGAAATTGAAGCCATCCTTAAACATCTAAATATTAAATATGACAAGATGCGCAGCGATCATTACAGGAAATACCTAGAAAGATATCAGCGCGAGCTCACGGATCGCAGCATTGAAAAATACATAGATGGCGAAGACGATATCGTCAACATGTCAATGATCATAAACGAAGTAGGATTAATACGTAACAAATATCTAGCCGTGATGAAAGGGCTGGACATAAAGGCATGGCAAATTGGACATATCGTTAAATTGCGGGTAGTCGGATTAGAATCAGTAACCCTTGAAAATAATACCAGAATTAACTGATTTTATTTTTGAGCCTGCCCAGATGTAGGTTCAAATTAACAATTTTAGGGTCATCGTTAAAAAGGTAAAATTGAGTAGCACCATCGTGATACCACTTCCTACCTTTAACAGCACTTTTACCAAACATGGGATTCTTTTCTCCTGAACATTTACCTTTATTTGCCATGCTCACCTTTTGTTTAGATTCGTCGCTGTGTGTTTTGCCAGTAAAATGATTGATGTAGTCCGGGATTAAATCAGTCATTTTCTTGCCTTTATTATAGGGTACCGACCCCTTTTTACTACTACTCATTTTCATCACTGTTTCGTCATTATCTTTGGTTTTTCCAGTATTCCATGCCGGTTTACCAGTTTTGACACCTTGTCTACTATTAGAAATTTTCTTTTTTATTTCGTCAGCACGTTCTTGACCAAAGATTTCTTCAAAAGATTTATTTTTGAGACGTGATCTACGACTATCTCTTTCTTTTTCAGAAATAATTCTTGTACCTGCTCCATCTCCACCATCTGTCATATTTGTCAAAATACCGGTCCCGACATCTTTTCGACCATAATATTTGATTAATCTGATTTCCTCTGAAATTGCGTCATGTTTATTATCGGTTATCAATACAATTTTTATACCTATCGCAAGGTTGCTTTTGTGTATTTGACGTATAGTAAAAATTTTATGAGGATTGGCTCCTATCTCACATTCTGATTTATCTTGTAACGCTTCTGCTATGTGATGATATGGGCGAGTATCTTTTGAACTATATCCAACATAAAATGGTAAGTCCTTTATTGGATTCCACAACTCATATACTATATAATTAGAAATATTAATCCTCCAATGCTTCAACACTATTTATCATATCAAATGTGGCGGGTATAGAAGATATTAAATAAATGGATAATCATGATCAAAACTGCTGAGATAATTATTATATCCGCAAATGAAAAAAGGACCCCGACGAAATGAAAATGGCTGAAATAATAATAGAATCGGAAGTTACCGTTAAGATAGAAGGTCTGGACCTGGTAACACGTCGGGCCTGTGTTAATGCGGTAAAATATTTTTTACCGCATGCTAGATATAGTCCTGCATACAAACTGGGTAGATGGGATGGTACAACAAGCTTTTGTACGCTTGGTGGTCGAACCTATCTGAATCTTCTTGATAAGATATTACCTGTGCTGGCAGCCGCAGGATACGAATTCAACATAAATGATCTAAGGGCTAATCATACGTTTGAGTTTGACGAAATTGATGAAAATTTCCTAAGCCACATAGTATGGCCGGCGGATCATAGGGCAGCCGGACAGCCCATACAGCTACGAGATTATCAAGCGCAGGCAATAAATGAATGTATCAACAACCTGCAGGGTGTATCCGTAGCTCCTACTTCGGCAGGAAAAACGATCATCACTGCTAGCTTATCAAAGCTGGCTGAAAAATATGGCCGTACCATAGTTATCGTTCCAAACAAGAACCTTGTGTTGCAAACAGAAGAGGATTATAGGAATGTGGGTCTAGACGTTGGAGTGCTTTATGGAGATCGTAAGGAATATGATAGGACCCATACCATATGTACGTGGCAAAGCCTCAACGTACTTGACAAAAAGAACAAGGACGCGCTGGATGATGAACAACTAACAGTGTTCCTGGATAATCTAGTGGCAGTGGTATGCGATGAATGTTTTAATGGTGATATGCGTGTTTTAACACCTACCGGATATATTCCAATAAAGGATATATCGTCTGGGCAACAGGTTATCAACTATTCTGAGAAGTTACAACAATTCAAAGTTGACACTGTAATAAAACAACATTGCAATCTGACCGATTCAACAAATGAAAAGATGTATGAATTAGAATTTGATAATCATTCAAAAATACAGGTTACTGGTAATCATAAGTTTTTAACCACCATCGGGTGGTGCCGAGCCGATGAAATAACTGTTGATCACGACATTATCAACTATTAACATAAATACATACAGTCAAAGACATATAGGTATTTTATGGCAACGTATGAAAATATAATAACGCGATTCAATAGTATTTTAGAAAATTATAATCAAAATCTAAGAATAGATGACTATAATAGATCATTAATTAAGTTGTCGAATGGGGTAATAATAACGGGAAAAAATAAAAATGTATTTAGGCTTAGATTGTCCAACACACGTACTAGTATATGGATTGAAAACTTTGATAAATTGTTTTGTGGTGAAATAACAGAATATGATATAAAACATCAGTTGGCAATAAATCGAGGAAAAAAATCATGGAATATGAACAGTGAGACTATACGGAAAAATTTAAACACCGGCATACCCTGGAGTAAAGGAAAACCTGGTACATTTACAGGTAAAAAACATTCAACGGAGACCAAACATAAAATAGGACAACAGAATTCTGGCAAAAATAACGGAATGTATGGACGACTACACTCTGACGAGGAGAAGTGCCATCTGTCCAAAACAATAACAAATTTAATATTAACTGGAAAATTTACACCAAAATCTAGTAATCGATTTGGTCGATGGAATTCAACATTTGATGGTAAAAAATACAGATCTAGCTGGGAAGCATTATACCATTATCATAATCAACAATCTGAATACGAACAACTTCGTTTAATGTACATGTTAGATGGTAAGAATTATGTGTACATCGTTGATTTTATTGATCATGTTGATAAACTTGTAGTTGAGGTCAAACCTTACAACTTGTTTAATGGCACTAAATGGGAAGCAAAATATACTGTCCTTAAAGACTGGGCAAAACAACACGATTATAAAATATTGCTAATTGATCAACAATGGCTAACGTCTAATGTACCATTGCCAGATCTAGCTAGATTTGATTCTGAAACTGCAAGAAAGATAGGATACCTATATGAAACTGCTAAGTCGCCGAGAAATCAGTAAACCTGATCAAGTTTACAACCTACATGTACAGGATGATCACAATTATATAGTAGAACGGGCCGTAGTGTCTAACTGTCATAGTGTGAAAAACATGAACGTCTTGCATGGTTTGCTTACAACTACGTTTGCTAACATACCCATTCGATGGGGATTAACCGGTACGATACCGGAAGAAGAATACAATCAAGCAAGCCTTTATAGCGCAATTGGGCCGATAATTGGCCGGCTTACCGCCAAGGAGCTACAGGATGAGGGACATTTAGCCCAGTGCCATGTCAACATCTTGCATACCCAGGAGTCTGTTGTGTACAACAACTATCAGGAAGAATTGAAGTTTTTGGTTACCAATAGGACCCGAATACAATGGTTAGCCGAAAAGATCCAGGAAATTGCCAAAACCGGCAATACATTGGTGCTGATTGACAGGATAGAAACGGGCGAATTATTGCATGAGCTGATGCCGGAGTCCACGTTCATTAGCGGCCAAATGAAAAGCACCAAGCGCAAAGAACTCTATAAGGAAATCAATTTTGCTGACCAAGCTATCATGGTTGCCACATACGGAACAACGTCAACAGGAATTTCAATAAATCGTATCTTCAACCTGGTCTTGGTAGAGCCAGGCAAGAGCTTTGTTCGGGTCATCCAAAGCATAGGTCGTGGATTGCGCAAGGCCGATGATAAGGACGCCGTTGAGATATATGATATAGCAAGCAAGTGCAAATTTTCAAACAGGCATTTGCTCAAACGTAAACGCTTCTATCAGGAAGTGCAGTATCCTGCTAGCGTTGTCAAGATAACATATTAATTTTATTGTCTTTACCAAGTTAGCCGTTAAATACCTGCCACATTATCAGGCAGGAGACGTACGATTAGGATACTTACCCATGACAATAAATCATATGCTATAAATCAGATACCAAATTCTGTAGACGACTTACGTTACTGCGTTCTTGATTACTCGAATCAATCGGATGTTGACTATTATTTTCTTCCGTTGATATTCCTGGAGAGTTTTAACAGTCCCTGTATTGATATACGAATTGGTCCATATAACGTACAGATGCCACTTGACTGGAGCGTGGTAATAGGCGATATGCATCTAGGTGACCTTGAAGTCATGCCGTTGATATATCTCATGGACAAGGACTTTGATGTTTTCTGTTTCAATCCAATTAAGGGTTACATGCCTAGTTTTTTGAAACTTGAAATAATCAACACATGGCCCGATGTTAAGTGGTATTTTCCTAAATTAAAGAACGGACACATGTTAGCAGTTCCGTTAACGGACGAAGAAAATCCCCTTTGCGCGTTTTTTGTGAAAGACGTTGGCAAAATTCCGGACAATCTTGATATACGTAAGATGTTCTAGTCAGCATAAACCCCGGTAATTTCGCTCGGGCTAATTACCGGGGTTTCGCTGAGTCTGCCTGCTTTTGCAGAGCAGTTCGTTAGGCCGTCTGTAGGACCGCCTGACCTGGTTGAGGTACATTTCCTGTTGGTACCCACTCATATGTGTTATACAGGAATGTTGTAACAGTTAGGTTCTTGATTACCTGTGCATATTCCAAGCTAGCTAATGGAGCAACCGTTAGTGTAGGACGGGTTGGGCCAAAATTACCCGGGGCAGTGATGCTCAAGGCACTTACATTGCCTGTGGCATTAACTGTTCCGCAGATGATAGCGCTACCGTTTCCGCTCACAGCTACCTTTACTGACTGATAACCGAGACCGCCATTGGTTAGATGTGCAGATGATATGCCATATCCGGCTGTTGCCGTTGCGTTCACGCCACTTCCGGACTGCGCAGTAAAACTGACCGGATTGCTTGGTGGGCTTGTGTAATCCCCTTGGTTATATGCAGCAAGGCCTGTAACATCCCAACGTACATCAAAGGTTGTACCAGTTGCCCAGCTATTGGCGGTGCGTACGCTGCTTGGCTGTGTTGAATAGGTAACCTGGGTATTGCCGGTTGACCCCGGTGAGGTATATGTCAGGCCGCTTACAACGCCATTGCCTGTGGTTGATGCAACCGTAACAACTGTTGGGGTATACCAACCATCATATGCCCATGTAAACGTATCGCCAACAGTATACCCAGGAACAGCAGACGATGTTACGCTTATGTTGCCAAGTGTTACTGTTGTTACAACTGCATTGGCCCTCTGGTTCGTGTTGTATGAGCCGCTGTTGACACTCAATATCTGTCCT